TTGCAGTTTTGAACCGGGATTCTCTCTGCGATAACTTGCAACACCTTTGGCATTCAAACCACCAGATTCACTCTTGCCTTCTTTGCGTTGCCATGCGGCAGTTTCTTCTAGGTCAACTTCTTCGTTCTTACTGGACATGTAACCAGCAACAGTTTCGATGTAATCTGCTGCTAATGTAACTTTGGACTGAACCCATGCAGGTACTTGCATGTTTGGATCTTTTACAACACCACGCAACATATTGATGGAACGTTCCATTTGATCCAACTGATTCATAATCATACTGCCCTCATCGTCCATTTCTTTGCCCATGGCAATTGCAATATGATTTTCTTCTATTTCAACTTCTTCTGGTACACAATTAGGAACGGTTCTACCGTTTTTCTTTTTTGTTCCGACAGCAGTGTAACCATCCCAACAGGCCTTTTTCAGGTCACCAGTTGGTTTTTTGACTTCGTTGATGTATTCGTTAAATTTTTTCATATGTTTCTTAATATCTCTGCGACATTCATATCTAGTGGTAAATCGGATGATGATATAGTTTTTCCATTAATACCATAAACAAAATCAGGCATAATGTCAAGGTAATCTAAAAATGTTTTTAGAATATCATAATCTCGTTCATCAGTCTTATAGAACAATATTCTTGCGGTTGCTTCCGTACCAAAAACATTATTCAATAAAATGATATGGTTTAGAATTAATCGTTCTTTGAGAGATTTAGTTACCTTATATCTACGGAACAACCTTTTCAGGTATTTTGTTCTTTTGATATCTCCCTCAAATTCCGACATAATACAATGTGGTGACGTATAGCATTTCATAGCATACATCATAAAATTGTCTTCATTCAAATCATCAAACATATTAAAGAGGGGCCGAAGCCCCTTCTATCAGGTTATAGTGATAGTTGCGTTTGCAGATGTTGCTGATACACCTTGGTCTGCAGCAGTAACGGTAACACGATATACTGTTCCTGTATTTGCTGTAGTCTTTGGTCTTGCGAACAATGTTGCTGACGTTGCGCCGTTGTACTGGATTGGCACTGTGTTTGCAGGAATGTTTGCCCAGCCAGAACCTGCATTGTATTGCCACTGATATGTCAATGTTGCAGATGTGTTTCCAACTAAAGTTGGTGATACACTGAATGATACCAAGTTTGCGTAGTCTGTATTTGCAACAATTGATGCACTAGATGGACCAGACAATGTAATTGTGACGTTTGCATATTGTTGTGCATCACCGTCACCAGTCACTGTACTTAAAGCAACCAAAACTTCGTTCATTACACGACCAGCACGGCCACCAGAACCAGTGGTTCTTAGTACCCAACCAGAATGTTGTGCGTGAGTTGATAATGATTCTTGTGCATCAACAGCAAACAAACCAATGGTTTGACCTGTTGTATAAACATCAGCGGTTGTATTGCCATAAAGCAATGCAACGTTTGCTGCGGTAGGTGCAGCTGCAGCTGCTTTTACGTGAGCTCCGTTGACTATTGTTGAGTTAACGGCCCAATATGGTGCGTTAGCTGCGGTATCGTTATTTCCCCAAGATGACATGTTTTTCTCCTTTTAACCGAGGGTTATCTTTGTATTTATCTTTTTCCAGAAATTGGTTTACGCATCTTCATCATAGGGTCGATTTCGATGGTATCACGCTTTTCACCAGTCATGGTGGTACCGCCCGTTAGGACCGCTGCGGCTTTTGGTTCCTCTAAACCTGTACTAACTTGTTGCATTTTTGGTTTTTTACCATATGTTGCAACAGATTTGTCTTCCTTCTCATGGTCGTAAGTTTCCTCTTTCATACCTTTCTTTTTATAAAGGTTTTTAATGATTCGAGCAGACTTAGACATTTGAATCAACTTTTTATTCTTTGGTTGTTCAACATCATCAGGACTGTTTGCACAGTCACCAGGCATTGATGATGCGGCCATTGGGTCTTGGTAGTTTTCGTTTTTAGGTGTACCATCAGACTTCTTATGTGACTTATAACCTTTGTTCTTCATAGACCATGCAAGTGCCCAAGGATTGTCAATTTTCTTATACTTCTTCATGGCTTTAACAGTACCTTCAAAACCTGGAGGTGCAACTTCTGAAACAGTTTCTTCCTTATTCAAAGACTTCTTAATATCAGCAGTTGTCTTATCAATCTGTTTACCGGTGGCTTTCATGATGTTGCCCCAACGGTTTGTAGATTTTCTGTATTGACCTTTTGATGACAATTCATCAGCAGACTTCTTAGCCTTTTCTTTGTAACTATCTAAAGTTGCACTACTGATTTCAGAAATAACATTTGTGTCAGATGAATACTGAACAGAGTCACCAGTATATTCACCTGGTTTCTTAGATGCATAGTATGCCTGTGGAGAACTCATACTACTTGGTTTGTGTTCTACAGGTTTTTGTGGACCAGAATTGGCCTTCTTCATATCAGCATGTGTTCTATCACTTAGTCTTTTAAGGCCTCTGTTGCGAGCATCAAGTTTTGTTCTTGCTTCTTTATCTGAACCCATACTAGACATGACTTTAACAGCAGCATCATTTCTGCTCTTAATAGCAGCTTTGTGATATCCAGTAGTTGTTATTTCAACTATCTGTTCAACTTCTTCCTCTGCATATTCTTCTTTGACAATTCTACCATATTCTTTCATGGTCAATGTGCCTTTACCACGAATATTCAACAGTCTTTCAACCATCTTGTGTAAGTTGATATCGGACTTCAAATCTTCCCTAGTAAATTCCAAAACACGAATCAATAAAGGAATGTCAAAAGTAATAGTATCTTTTCTGTCAACTGCTTCTGACATGTGGTCTCTTTTCCATTTTAGGAATTGACCCATCTTAGAA